TTCGATGAGTCCAGTCGTGGTCTATTTGTTTCCAGTTAACGCAAGGCAGATGAGCTACGCTAGCTCATCCCCCTCACTTGCCTCATCTCTAAGAACTATTTTGTCAAATTGTTCTAGAAATTCGGCCCGATGGTCGGTGTAGCGCGTTGTAAGTAAGGGCGCATAGTCCTCCCGCAAAACTTTATTGACTGTATTGCGATAGTCGTTGTAGAATTCCTTTCCATGATGAAAGGCAAATCTGAGTGCATCATCCATATTTGAGTAAAACAGTTCATGGGCATCGCCGTGAATTGTTACCCAATTAGTCAGCTCTCTGATTACCTTCGGTGCCATTTTCATGTGCCAAATCATTCGGTATTCTGGGTCTTGTTCGAAATGACATTTCAGGAATTGGAAGTCCTTTATGTCGACCCATGGTAATTTTTGTTCGGTTCCGTCTTTAGTTGGTGGTGTGCATTGATAACCATAGTGCTTGAATATTGTAGCACGATTAATCATGTTGTAAACAGCACAACACTCGTCAGAGACGGTCCCTCCTCCGTCGTCGCCAACAGCCACTTCGTGACTTTCTTCGTCTTTGACTTCACAGGTTGCTTTTTCCGGCTCACCAGCCGCAAGATGTAGTTCAATCCAATTCGCATCGTTGAGCAAATCGTGTGTCCCAGTGTTAGCGTCAGAAGTTGCTCCGTCTCCAGAGGGTACTCCTTGCACTGCACGGTAAACACAATTGTCGACAATTTGAATTCTGTCCAAAAAAGCATCTACTCTTGATCTTCGTCGTTGTTCATTGACCTTGTCTTCCTCGTGAAGTTTCATAAATTCAATTTCTATTTCGAAGTGATCTCCAATGTCGTTAGAGTCCGCGTTTCCGTCCCATTCCGCAAAATCTTCAGGCAGCCATTTTCGTCCAGTGGCCCCCAAAAAATGGATCAGTCGGGATGCGTCTGGTCCATGCATGTCGAGTCCTAAGGCGGAACCCACTTTGAAGCCTACTTCCAATCTGAAAGCTTGAACTGCTCCAAAAAGGCGTCGGTGAACAATCTGCCACGCTACGTTGTGCACGTTAAAGAAACGAGTCTTGTACAATCTTGCAATTGAACGTTTCTCGTCCTTCAGTGTGTCAACATAGAAGTTGTGACGTACTATTCCCTGTGCCAAGCCATCCCAGATTTCGTCAAGATAGCGTTGTAAAAGTGGTCCTGGTTGGTATCGAATTCCGCCGTCTTTCCTCATTCCAATCTCTTCAAAAAGAAAATTTCGTCCTGTTTGTCCTGATGGTCTCAATTTCACAAACGGGAAACCTGGGGAGGTATCCATTCGTAGTGGCGCAATGTACTTTTGTCCGACGATTCCGTTGATTGCTTCGTCTTGTGTTAGTGTTCTGAGTGGTCCGTTAAAGTCTTTGCTCGCTTTTTCGAGCTTTTTGATCTTGTGGCGTATCACCTGGTTCATGATGGTTCTGGGTCTCTTGTTCATGTGAACTTTTCCGAATTTGTCCACTCCTCGCTGCACAATGTCTCCAGGTGTTCTTGGATCCTTGTCGTTCAAAATGGCCGGTTCCGTGGTGTGTTCAAATATTTGGTCGAAATACGGGGAGGGAACAATATCCGTTTTACGGGGCATAGCTACTACCCATTTTTCTTCCAACTGTCCGATAATTTCTATGCGGCCAGTGGGAACCACTCGCAGAGTATGGTCGGCAGGAAGGTCCTCGCTAAATACCTCGTACTTACGAGAACAGAACTTTGAAATGTCATCAATGCTCTTACTCTGTCCAATCACGATGTCTTCTGTGATTATCCGGTCAACTAATTCTCGAAAAAGGGCAAAGGAAAAACCTAATGAGCGCACTCCTCCAAAGTGAAATCCAACAAGTTTTTTGGTCAGATTTTTGTTCTTGCAGATCAGGGGAGATCCACACGCTCCGGGGGCTACATCCACATGGTATTCCCATCCTGCAGCAACTGCTGTTTTTGCTGTAATTCCTTCCTTTTGCAAGCGAGTTTCAACTCGTCGGTCGATCATTGTGTGTATTTTGGGTACAGGGTGTGGTACGAAATCTCCACTGTCGGGCATCTTTTCTAATAAAATTCCTGCACTTCCACAAATCAGGTCAAAGTCGTCATAATTCGCAATGTGTGGTCGAATGTCGCGAAAGTTTGGTAAGGCTCGGTTTTCTTGGAAATTGACAAAAACTATATCCTCCAGATATTTCCTTCCTTCAACTACGATATACTCTCCCTTTTTCACAAACTTTGATATTGTCAATAATCCTGGAAATTTCTTACCTTTCCAATCAATACAGTAGGGAACTTCACCATGCAATCCTTCAAAAACGTGGGCAACAGTAACCATCCAGCGTCCGCACACGATCAGTCCATTTACTCCTCGCGTTCCAACATTAAAGGAGATACAGTTGTTTCGGATGATAGGCAAAACCACTAAGACTTGGGGGTCATCAGAG